ATCAGATTGTCGTTACCCGCCGAGCCAGCCGCCGTCACAAGGTTGACCGAGAGCGTAGCCGCCGTGGCGCTGTAGTTCGTAGCCGTGAACTTGTCGATGATGGTGGTGACGCTCGTAGACGTATATTGCGTCGTCTGCGAGTTCTCCGCCGTCTTGGCCGGAATCAGTACAGCAGCAGTTACACTCATGTGATGATCTTCCAATCGCCTGCGCCAAAGCCGACGCGGTACGAAATATAAGCGGCGTTGCCGTTAGTGTCCGAGAACAACTGGCCGACATAATCGGCGCTGTTAAACGGACTGCTCATAGCTTGATTGGTGTACTGCATGATGACTTGGCCGTTGCCGTTAATAGCAAACTTGACCACAAACGGGACAATCGTGCCGCCGCTGGTGTAGGTCGAGTAGGCGCTTGAATCAACGTCGCCAAGCGTCAACGTCGTTGAAGTGACCGCAGAAACCGTTGCAGTTACGCCGTTCAGCTGCGTCATGCCGCTTATCCCCGAAAGGGTGATTCGCGATCCGACGTTGATGCCGTGCGCCGCCGTCGTCGTAATGACGCAAGGATTGGCCTTGGTAATTGCAGAAATGCTGGCGCTAGTGGCTTGTTGCAGGGTTTGAATTGCCTGCCCCAAATACCGTTGCGTAATAACTTGCAATGTGACCGGGTTTCCGGTGCTAGACACCAAGTCTTGAATGGTTACAAACGGGTTGTAACTCTTACCAGAGCCATATCGCTTGTAAACAAACTGCCCGTTCGGAATGCCGTCATACACGGTGCTTGCAGAAATGCCGGGTCTTGCAATGATTGGGTCGTAAATCGTATTGCCATACCCGTTGTCAATTATTACGTTATCGACGTTTATTGCCGTGTAATAGTTACCGCTAATAGTTGAGTATTGAACATCGGTTCCAAGATTAAATCCGTATGTTGAATATCCAAGATCACCTTCAATTCGGTTTGATGAAAATACGTTTCCATCCGTGAAACCGGGGCCAGAGGAAGTCAGTTTTGCAAAATAAGTGTTGTTTGACACCATGTCGGCATGGCAAGCAATAATTTGATTGCCATTGCTGTTTTCAATCAACCAACCAATGCCATTCGTATTCGGCGTGTCGGTGTTGTAGCGACAAGCAAAAAATGTATGCGCGTTGCTTGACGTTGCGGTTAACCAATATCCGGTCGTGCAAATGTTTGAGGTGACGTTGTAAAAACGGTTGTAAACCGACCATCCAGAGGTTGGCGAACTAATTTTTACGGCGGTGGTGAAACTGTCAATCCACAGCGACGTAAACTCGGAATACGACACCGAGTTAAGATCAAGGCCAATGGTGCCACTGCCCTTATTGGCAATGGTCATTTCCATAATGCCGATCTTGCCAATACGAGTTCCAGGCGTGTCATTAGTGACCGCAGAACCGGAGCCGTAATAGTTAATAACCGTCGAACGCTCGCCGCTTCCGACCAGCTTTACGCCGTCGACCATCGCAAACCCAGAGTTAATGCGATATACGCCGGCAGGAAAGTACACCGTTGCGCCGCTGATTCCGCCAAGGCCAGCAATGCTGCCGCTACTCGGTCGTGCTGCGGCGGCATAAATCGCTCGTTGAATTGCTACAAGGTCGTTCGTCGTGCCGTCACCAACCGCACCAAAGTCCTTAACGGACAACATATCGCGCAATCGAGCCTGCACCGTGCGCGCCGTGGCGCCGCTACCGGAGTTGATGTAACCGATCAGCGACGAGCCGGAAGATGCCGCCAGAACCGCCAAGGTGGCCGCGTCGGGGCCGTTGAGATTGTCGACGGTGTAGACCTCGACATCATCGGCGTCGGTCAGCTTGAGCTTGTATTGGCCGGTGCCAAACCAGACGTTTGCTTCGCCGCGAGAGTCAAGGATGACCGGGTTGGAGTTAGCCGTGCCACCGCCGTAATCGGTGTAGGTGGCAAGCGGGGTCGTGGTGCCGGCTGCATACGAGTACAACTTTCCGCCTGCCAGGGGGTTTCCGTTGGCATCGAAAAATTGCAGTTTCGGCGGTGTTGCAATAGAAGTCATTATTTACCTCGGTACGACTACCATCGTCGGGGCAGCCACATACGTCACCTTGACCGCATCCCACGGCGACAGGGTGAACATCCCGTAAAAACTGCCTGTACTATAAAACGAAGACCCATTGCGGGTAAATTGTAATTTTGATATGCCGCCCCCGCTAATCATCACGTCCACGGGCGCTCCCGTGTCGTTGATGTAGGTATAGGGCGACGCGCCAACTGTGAGCGTATTAGGGGCGACTGCCGCCCGCGTGGGCTGTGCCGGCACGAACGGTTGATAGGCCGCTAATTCGGCTTCCTGCGCGGTTGCAGCAAAGTTGCCGGATTGGTCAGACGCCTGCGGCGCAGTGGCGAACAAATCAACATCCGTAGCGCCCGTTTCGATGCGGGTAAACAGGTTCAGCAAGAACCGATACCATTCACGCGAAATAAGCCCGGTTCGCTCGTCGATGAACGAAACTCGAGGGGCAGGGATGTTGGTGATGTTAGGCATTGGTGCCGGACAACTCCAACTCTGCGCCCATAATGGCAAGTTTTACGGGGTCGCTACCGGACACTTCATACACGCGGTCGCGCAGCTTTAGCGTCATGCCAAGTCGCCGCCAGATGGTGCGATAGCCGTACTCCCCGATACGCCCCATCGAACGCCAATGTTCGTTTGACCAGGTATGCCCGCCATCGTCCGACCAGCGGAGCATGACCTGCGGGTTTGCGCCAGTTGTATACACAAGCGTCTGCTGCTGAAGGATCAGAGGCGATCCGTTCTCGCAGAGCAATGCCGGCCCGTTTTGGCATAGGATTTCCTGCTGATCGAGGTAATCGTACCCGTCAAGGCCGACGCCCGTTTCGCAGTCCAACTGTAGCGAATGGTGGGCAGTACGCTTAAGGTTGTTTTGGCCGGTCGGCAGGGCGCGCCACGAACGAAGCCACTTCTGCGGCAAGCCGGCGTCCGAATACACGTCAAGGTCTAGTGCATAGACTTTGCCGTTCTGGAAGTCGCCAACCACAATTGAGTCGTTCCACACCATTTGGCAGTTTGGCCGGTAGCGGATGAACGACCCATCGGAGAAGCCGGCTCGTTCGTGCCAGGCTCCCGTTGCTACGTCATACACCCATGTCCGGTTAAGGGTGGGGAAGTTGATGACGTAAAACGCATGGCCGTCCTGCTGATAGGTAAAGGCCACTGCGTCAGAAATATCACCGTACCCTTGAATCGAATACTCGACGGCGTGCGTCGATACGCGCTGTGCGTTGTATCCGTTGGCGCGGTAGATAACGCCCTTACCTCGAGCGTCGGCACCGAGCCAGAACAGGGTGTTGTCTAGTTTGGCAACAGAGAACGCCGCCGCGCACCCGATTTCGTTGTACGCGCCTTGGATGCGCTGAAACGGAAAGTCCGGCAGGCCGGCGTTGTACCAAACCTCAACCGATTGCGTGCCAAATAGCCACAGTTCCCGGTGGTCGCAAAAGAGCGACACGATGCCGTCGGGCGAGCCTTCCGCGCTAGCAAAGTCTAGCGGGTCGATCTCGGTGCCTTCGTACAGGCTCGTAATCCAAAATTTCTGGCTATTAGGCTCACTAAAAACAAAGTAGCCATCAAGGAACCCGACCATCTTAGAGCCGGGAAAGTCGATGTCACTAATCTGCTGCAGTTCGTTGGTTAACTGGTTGTAGATGTATCCCAACGGAGACGCCGCAATAAACATCTGCGTGCCGTTGTCCGCAATAGATACAGGGTCAGAACCCTCAATCGTGCCAATCAACGTGGACGTGTAGTCGTTGTTTAGTTCGTACAGCGACGTGCCAGAAACGACATACGCTTGGCCGTTGTACGTCCACATACCGCGAACAGGGCCGTTACCGACGGTCGCAAGCAATCGCAGTCCCGGCGCACGCATCAGATAAGCGGCTTCCTTGCCGCCATCCGGCGTGATTTCGGGAAACATATTGACCATCCGATTGTCGGCTTCGTTGATCGACCGAGCAACGTAGGATTGACCGAGAATCGGCGACTTCATCAGTAGTTACCGGCGAAGATGTTGTACCGCTGGCGCGTGCCGACAATGCTGTACGGCAGCGACATGATGTCGTCGGGATTGTTAACGCGCTTCAAGTCGCGCTTGCTGGTCATCGCAATGCGCTGAACCTGCGGCGACGGTTCGACGCCAAACTCGGGGGCAATTTCGCACGCAAGGTTGTACTTGAACGCGCGCAGATACCCCGGCGGGAACGTCAAGTTTGTCGCAAGGTACGCAGGTTTGCTCAACTCCTCGACCGACACGAAGTGCCATTCAAGCACCTTGGTCGGCTTTGGATACACATACATTTCCACGTTGGGATAGGTCATGTTGACCCAAATCACTTGCGGGTATGTGCTGGTTACAGTCTTAACGGCGATGCCGTCGTACTGCTGCTGGTTAATGAACTTGATGCCGTAACTGATGCCCGAGGCCGGGTCTTTGAAGTACGTCGAGTCGTCGAAGTACACGGGGCGGTTGCCCACAAAGTCCCCAGAGGGGCCAAGGGTGCGCGAAATGAGATTCGGCGCCCAATTAAATACTTGGTCTTGCGTGGAAAAGACCGACAGACGCTCGGTGTTCCATGAGTCAATCATCTGATTCAGCGCGGTAAGCGCATCTTGCGACATGGCCGCAGTCGGGGTTTCACCCTCGGCCAAAACGCCTAAAAGGCGCAGTGCGCCGTTGATCTGATCCCCTGCGGTCGTAATCGCCATGCCTTACTCCTCCACGTCTACTTGACGGGACTTCCGACGCTTCTTTCCTTCCAGCGCATTAGCCGGAGCCGCAGGCTCGTCGTCCGAGGGCGTATCGGGATCATACCGTTCCCAGCCCTTTTCTTCATCTGCTGCAGCTTCCATTTCCATTACCGCTACTTTCGTCCCGTAGCGAGGGTGCTTCAGATAAATGTGCATGGGAGGGTTGGGGCGAGAGAGTTGCCTCCCCCGCCCCGCTCCATTAGGCCGTGATGCCTACGTTTTGCAGAGCAACGCGCAGCGCATTGATCGCCGTCGCAAGCTCCGTACCACTGGCGGAGTTCGTCACCGCAGTGATAGCCGCCGCTTTAGCAACCGGAGTTGCACCAAAGAGGCCGACCGTACCACCGGCTCCACCGATCTGAACGGGGACGCCAGCGCGGCCCACATTCATCGTTTCGCCGGAATTTCCATCACCAACTTGATAAGCCATTGTCGTTTACTCCTTTAGCCCCAGAGACGCACAGCGCCCGACGGACGGATGGTGTTGTAACCATACAGAACGTCGATACGGCACGGCATACGGTCGTTGTTAATGTCGTACTGACGCACGATACGCAGCGAGATGCCGTTGTGAACCTGGCGCGAAGCCATGTCCACACCCTGCGGCAGGATGAGGTCGGCGGTGGCAAACGTAATCGCATCCTTGTAGTACACAAGGTTCTGCGCGTACGAGCCATTCGCGTTACCCAGCATCGTCACCGTCGCGCCCGACTGCGGGAACGCGTTGATCGTGGCAAGGGCATTGGCCGAGGTGTACATCGCCGGCGACACCGTGAGGGTGGCGGTCGACGAACCAGAAGCCGCCGCAGTCACAGTGAACTGCTGGAGGCTGCCGGTCGACTGACGGGTCTGCGGGTTGACCGCATACACGCCAGAAACGGTGAACACGTCGCCCACGTTCCAGGTCTTGCTCGAACCCGTGAAGGCGATAGCAAGGCTGGTCGAGCCTTCGGTCGAAACGGTGCTGCCGACGGTGATCGACGTGCCCCAGTTGCCGTTCGTGTGGTTCACGATGGACTGAGACATATTGATCTCGTCATAGCCCAACACGCCTTCGCCCATCATGCCGTTCTTGAACTGGCGACTGATGGTCGGAGCCGGGTTGAACAAGCCCTTGAGGCCGTCCACGAGGCCGGCGTTCGCAGCGGGGTTAACCGTCGCGTAGCGCGGGGACATCGGGGCAGCGGACTCGTTGAGCTTCTGGTGGCCCTGCAACAGCACAAGCGCCGTCGACGGGGTGTCGCCAGGGGTACCGACCGACTGATAGATGCTCTTGTAAGCATTGGCAACGTCGGCGTCGACGCTCGAAGCCAGCTGGCTAACGCGCGGCTTGAGAACGCGCTCCGCGAAGTCATCCAACTGCATGGTGAGTTCGGCAGAGGTAAAGTTCACGCCAATGTGCTTCTGCGAAGCAACCGTGAGGGTCGTGTACTGTTCGTTGTCGTCCTGCACTTGCAGGGCGGCACCGTCCGTCACGAGAGCGCGATCCGGCAGACGGATACGCAGGGTCGAACCAATCTTGGCACCTTCAACAGCAAAGCTGTCGTCGTACTGACGGTTCACGTTACGGGTGAGTACGAGCTGGTTCTCGAAGATTTCGAGCGCCTTGCGCGTAATCATGTCAATAGTAAGCAGT